GCTCTTCCGATCTGTCTCGCGTTCACCTGTTATTGGAGATATGGCAAAAGATTCCTTACATATTTGCAGGTTTAACAGATGTGTCTATTGTACTATGCTCTATCCTTTGCTGCCTTAAATACATCTCATGCCCTTTCGCTATGATGTAAGCCACCGAACCACGGGCAACACCGCACGCCTTGGCCACATCGTCGAGGCTAAGGTTACGCTCGCGCAAGTCGTAGGCCTTGCGACACACGTCGGCATCCTGGGCGGTCGCGGTGATCTCGTAGTCGTCCTCCTCATCAATCACCACCATTGGCGTGCCTAGGGCACTGAGCCTGACGTGGCGAGGGTAGGACATCCAGCCACGCTTGATCGCCAGGGCAACCAGGTTAGGTGCTTCGTGCAGGAGTTTAACTCGGTCGAGGTCGTAGGGTATTTTCATTGGAAGGATGGTGATGGGTCGGTGAACCGGCAGAACTGGCCTTCGTACCACAGAGGGACGAGGCCGCATTCGCCGTCTCGTTGTTTGGCGACAGCGATGATGGCCTCGCCGTTAGCCTCGTGACGCTCCCGGTTGAGCAGCAGCACTAGGTCGGCGTCACGTTCTATCTGCCCAGAGTCGGCCAAGTCGGTGAGGCGAGGCACCCGTCCCTTGTCCTTCTCGTTCTCCCGGTTGAGCTGGGCTAAGGCGACCACCGCTGTCTTGGTGTCGGAAGCAATGGCCTTGAGTCGACCGGATACCTCGGCGATTTCGTAGGTCTTCTTTTCGGCCGCCTTGCTTCCGTGGATCTTCTGGAGGTAGTCGACCAGGACGAGCTTGACGCCCCATTTCCTTACAGCCCGGCGGATCACCGCGGTGATGGTGGCGATGCCGGACACACATGAACCGGACACGAAGTAGATCGGGCTGCCGGCCACCTTAGCGGAGGCACTGGCCATAGACTTCATTCCGCCTTCATCGAGGTCGCCGGTCTTGATGTCCTGCATCGGAATAGATCCTACGTTAGAGACCATTCTCCGAACGATAGACTCGTCGGACATCTCCAGCGATATAAACAGGGTCGGCACCCGGTGCTCGATGGCTGCTGCCCGGGCTATTGCGATGGCGATGGCGGTCTTTCCGATGCTTGGCCTGGCCGCAATGATGGCCAGCTCGCCGAACTGGAAGCCGTCGGTCATTGCGTCCAGGCGCCGGAAGCCGGAGGTGATGCCGGACAGGTGGCCCTTCCTGGCAAATCGCTCCTGGGTAGAGTCGATAAACCGACTCACTACCGACTTGCAGGGTTGCACCTCTTCCTTGGATGCCTCGACGGTGAGCCCTGCTTCGGCATTGGCGACGATTTGATCCACAGACAGGGTGGAGACAGCGGAGTCGCGAATCAGACGGTCTCCGGCAAAGCGTAACTGCCGGCGGTGATGGGCCTCGAGGACAGCTTTGGAGAACTCGGGATAGTTGGCCGGGCTGGGGCACATCTCGTCGCACTTGTTTAGAGCCTCGAAAGGCACAGGAGTCTGGCCCATCGTGCGCTTCCACTCCTTGACCACGGTCGTCATGTTGACCGGATCGCTCTTGGCAACGAGGCCTTTGGCAATCTCGAACACATTGTACAGATCGCTGTCCTGTAGAGCCTCGCTCGGGATCTTGGCGAATACCTCGTGGCAGACATCGGAGCCACCGGATAGGCAGGCGCCCAGGAGGCCGAACTCGTCGTCCTCGGCAAAGTAGGGGTCGCTCATTGCCAGTTAGTGATGTCGGCGCTGATAGCGCCTGGGTTGTTGTTGGATGAAAGACCTGCTTTAGAAGCAAAGATGCCAAGGTAATTGTTTGCCATTGAGTGATTCACCGCATCCGGAAACGTCTTGGCATCAAACTCTTTTGCCCATGCATTGAGAGCAGCCGAAAGGCCTAAGCGCTTATAACCGCTTTTACGCTCAGTTTTGTACGCAAGCCAGGTCTCGACAGCAGCAAGGCATTCGTCCGTTTGGAGCTTCTCGGGTAGGATCAGGCCGAACTTAACTTCCCAAAGAGGTTTCACCAGAACATCAGGCACGACGACAGTCGCCGAATCCTCTCCCTGTTCCTCTTCCCTGTTCCCATTCCCTGTTCCAAGGCTATTATTCTCGAATCCTCGCGAACCCTCGCGAACATCGTCGAATGATGGCAGTTTAGAGATCGAAGGCTTGTCGATTTTCTGGTGATTTGCCCATTTTGGCAGGTCTAAATAGGATTCACCGTCGACCACGTAGATCCGAATGCATCCCTGCTTCTCAAGTTCAGCGATCCAACCTGGGAGTCTCTTGAAAGCATCATCGTCGTAAGGGAAAAGACGGCTCGCGAGGAGTCGCGAGGATGCGCGAGCCCTCCCGACATCGTCGCAGCAGGAAAAGAGGCCGATAAAAAGAAGTCGAGCCTCTCTCGAAACTCTGCCCAGGCTTTCGGATTCCCAGAACTCGGGTTTGATTGATCGGATTCTCATTGGATGTTTTCCTTTTTGATGTCTGCCAACCTGACTTGGTTCCTTAATTTTCCGAGCCATTCATCGGTCATAATCCCAGCTTCAGCAGCATCCTTGAGAAGGTGAGCGATCTCAAACGGAGGCCATCCAATCTCATGCCCCGCTCGTTCGATAAAAAACAGGCATCCCTCGTCTGGATCTATGTCCTGCTGCAACATTTCAATCTGCCGTCCAATCTCAAAGCACGCGGAAACCTCCCACAAGTAAAAGTAAGAAGGCCTGGGGCAGGAATCATCGTTGCCTTCAATGTGACACTTACGGCAGAGCGTCACCATTGATTGGTCTGGGTATTCCCAGGGCATCCTCCCGGAGATGTAGTAAAAGTGGTGAACCGTCAGCGTGTTGGTCTTCGACGAGCACTTAATGCACTGAAATCCGTCTCTCGACATGATTTCTAGGCGCTTCTTCTGCCACTGAGGATGTTGGAGCTTTTCGGAATAGGTCATAATTCAAACGGAAAACCCCACCCAGTCCGCGGTGAGAACTCGCGCAGAACCAACGCGACGTAACACGGAAAGAGTGGGGAAAAGTGGATTGAACATGGGTTCTAGTTGTAGTGTCGGCGTTGGCTTCTCACGGCTCACGCTGACTGGTCTTCATTAGCTGACAGGATGGTCGATGTCTAGCTCTTGCATCAGGATCCTGAAGGCTCGTTCGGCTGTTGCCGGGACAACACCGTTACCGAGGAGTCGGAGCTCATCCGTTCTATTGTCACAGGTGACGCACAGCTCGGCATAGTCCAGCCCACTGGCAGCCCCATCAGGGTCTCCACCCAACGGGGGTTGAGTTTGCCTCCTCCCTGAACACTCGCTCCCGCTTGCTCCTCGATGTTCCCCTTCCCCCTGTCGTACGTGAACTTGCTTCCTCCCGCCATCCCAGATCTGGCTGTCGCCCAGTTCTTCTGCTCCATCACCATCGTTCCAAGCGGCTTGTCCAATGTCCCTAGCTTGGGGTTCTCCGCCTTCTTCTTGATGTTCCTCGCCTGCCATTGGTGCGGCGGTTCCATGTGCTCGTGAACTCTCGGTGTCGCCCAGTTCTTCACCTGCTGATGCAGCGTCGGCCTGAACTCCGGGCTGCTGTAGCCCTCGGTCTTGTTCGCTCTCGGCGTTGCCCACGACTCTGGGCGGCTCCCATCCGTACTGCCGCTCGCCAGGACGGGATGGCCATGCACTGCAATGCTCAGATTGGGATCCTTGCGATTGCCCTGCGTCGTTCCTCCCTGCAACGAGTCCGCCGCATTCGGTGTCGGCCATCCCTTGATCACCACCGTCGTCAGGCTCTCCTGACTGCCCTTCATGCCTCGGGAACGGTCCTGAAAGCCCTGGCGTACCTCTGAAGCCACTGGCGACGGCCATGATGAACACCCGCTTGCGCTGGTGCGGTGCGCCGCATTCAGACGCGCTGAATATGCCCCACGTTGTTCTGTAACCCAGTCTTCCCAGGTCGCACAGAACGTGATGCAGCCCACAGGTAATGTGGCCCTCGACGTTTTCAAAGAAGCAGACTCTTGGTTGAAGAATTGAAATGCCTCTTGAGATATGCGGCCAGAGATGCCTGGGGTCTTCACCTCCAAGCCGCTTGCCTGCTGCACTGAATGGCTGGCATGGGTAGCCCCCAGTGAGGATGTCCACTCGGTCGCGAAACGCTGCCCAAGGGAAGGTCTTAAGATCCGGCCAGATAGGTGCCGGGTCCATGAGTCCAGCTTCCATTTTGCTGACCAGATTCGCGATTGCGAAGGCTTCGATCTCACAAAGAGCGCTTGTGCGCAGACTTGGGATTGCTCGTTTAAGTCCAAGCTCAATGCCTCCGTATCCAGCGCAGAGGCCAAGGTGTGTAACTGCTTTGGAAGTATCCATGTCATGGTTGCTCCTCAGTAAGCCGGCATCAGC